GTGAAAACTTTGGTCCGCCCGGCAGGAATCGAACCCACATTCATCGGGTAGAAGCCGATTGTATTATCCATTATACTACGGGCAGAGTGGTGCCTTGGGAGGGAATTGAACCCCCACTCAAGGGTTTATGAGACCCCTGCTTTACCATTAAGCTACCAAGGCAGTGACTTATACTATAACAGGAAACATATTTTGTGTCAAGCCCGGTACCAAACAATATCTGATTTTATTTCAATAGTTTCTGCACCGTCGTGTTCTTTTATGATGAATTCAGTACCCACGGGAAGCCACTCTATTTCTAAATCTCTCATGCCACCATCGTAGATACCTGGATATTTGAGTTTGACGTACACGTCTAGTTCTTCCCATTTATTATTTTCCACCAATTCCACTATGGCAGGGTCAAACAACAGTTCTTCAGTGTCAGGATTCCATGAACTCCAGCCAGCACCATAACCCGGCGATACCAGTACAGCCACCCGGCCATCACGAATCAACCGGTTCACTTTATGTCGCCCCTAAGGGTGTGCCAAACAACAGGGTCACATCCAAGATAGATGCGGTATTTCACATTGTTGCGCCAGCGGGTGAATTCATTAACCCGGCGTTCAACCCAGTTAAACATTGAATCGCGAAACCAAAAAGGGTTCATTATGGCCGCAATCATGGCCACAGCCAAGGGTGGCATGACAACCGCCACAGTAACCCAGTGGAAGGCCATGGCACGATAGAATCGACCACCCGCAGGAGTGAGTGTAATTTCTTTGTTCATCGCTGTACTTTTTGACATTCAAACACTCCCGGGAACATCTTGTTCTCTCGCACCAACCGATCCATGTATGTGACCATGGAGATTCGGGTCTTTTCACAGTCCTCTAATTCTCTAAACTGACTCATGCGCTCTATGTGAAAGCCCGGAAGCCCTGCTTTGGTCACAACCAAAAATGTAAAGATTAATTGATACATTATTCAACTCCAAAATGTTCTTTGATCCATCGACCCCAAGGAATACCTCTACAGTAGATGGTTTGCTTGTCGGCCTCTGCGGCACACTCACGTATAATCAACTGGGCGAACTTTTCAGGGTCTAATTCACCACAGACATAATCTCCACCGTCTTCAATTATGATAGCCTGGTCGTAAAGTTTAGCAATTCGTTCGTTCATAGTTCAACCTCATAGTTCTTTTTGATGTGCTTGGCAATGGTATAGCCTTGTCCCAGTGTGACACCGTCGAATCGATAGGCAACGTCGGCACAGTCGCGGATCAACAATTCAGCAAAGTGTTTCACAAACTTTTCCAAGTCCGCGGGGGTCATGGTGCTCCAGGTATGACTGAACTTTTCGTCCAGTGTCTGACTCATCAATTCTTTGACCCTCTTTTGCATGATTAGTCCATTAGACTGAGAAGCCTATCTTCCCAATAAAATTCATAACTTTGGCACTGTTCAGCTACTCGGCCCACAAGGCTTGCACGTTGTAGGTAAGTGCGACTGGTCTTTGCCGCTTCCAATTTGGCAATCAGCGCATCAATGTCTGCGTTCATACGCTCGTCAAGTAGTGATAGTCTCATACGATTTCCTTACATGTATCGGTTGATGAACCAAACTTTGATCACAAAGGTAATGGCCAGGAATAAGAACATTTCAATCATAATTTTCCTTAGTCTAAACGGCTACCAGCGTAGGCAGAGAAGCCGTATCGCTTGAAAACATCAGCCGCCGCTTGGGCACCTGCCGCCAGGGTGTCTACGTTTTGCACGTACATGTTGGATGGGTTCCAGATTTGGAAAGCGCCTGTGTGGCTCTTGCTCACACCTGCTTCTTTGAAGGCTTTACCAAGTTTTGTATTACCTTTGATACCAAATATGTCAACCCAGGCAAAGCCACAAGCATACTGATCTCGCCCGCCCAGTTTGTCTTGGAAAAACTTTTCAGCGGCCTGTCTAGCGGCTGACTTGGCTTCGGCTACGATTGTGTCTACTTTGACACCGTTAACTGTTACTGACATAGTGGGCTCCTTTTAGTTTCTATACAAGTATTATAGCAAATTGGCTATTATTGGTCAACCGTTTTCACACGCACATCGGTGTTGAGAGCAGGTGTGTACTTTCGTATTAGTTCACGTTCTAGTTGATGTGCTTCAGTCTTGCCACGCACAATGTCAACAATCGCAAAATTCACAGCCGACTCACCAGCGCCACGAATTGCTTCGTATAGGCGCCAACTTTTGTCTTCTGTGCGTGAGCGATAGATGTGCTTGTTGATACGACTGCGCAGGCTCATGTTGATGGTGCGTTGAGTTTTTGCTGTAACACCAATGTAGTACTCTAGTCCAATTTGGATAAAGTAAACAATGTGTGTACGGTCCACTCGTTTTTTGCGTGATTGCTTTTTAAGTTCCATACATGTATTATAACCGAAATTGCTTTTTTGGTCAACCGAAATGTCGTTGTGGTTTGCAACAAAAAAGTAGTACTTTTTGTTACATTTTTGGATTTCTAAAAAGTAATACTTTTGTGCTATAAGTATTATCATGACAACAGATGCTCCGGGCGTGATACATAATGGTGAAATTTGGCTCAAGAGTCAATGTTGGCCACAAGAAAGACAACTGGCGTTTGACATTCACAAATGTTTGCAACAACACCGTTATCAGAATATCAATACTGTGAGCAATACCAGGTCTATCTGGCAACGCGGCGATCAAAAGATTGTGGTCAGTTTGGTAGATGATTTTTGGGACTGCGCCGCAGACCGATCTCAAGACACACCGTACCTGTTTGATCGAGACACCATGGTGATAACGGACAATTTTTTAAACTGTCCCAGTGTGTATAGAATTTATAGAGTACCACAGAGTTTTTATGGGATATATTCATACACTCCAGACAATTTAAACTGGGAACCTGATCGTGATTATACCTTTGCTATAAATCGCATGGACTTTAAACGCATGCGGGTGTTGTTGCAGTTGCATCAAAATATAGGATTCGATTTGGGTTACGTGAGTTTCAATTGTCAAATTGGCGGCAAGCGTGTGGCACCTGAACAAGATCGAAAGCAAGCATTCATCGATGAAGCAGTTGCGCACTCAGCCGATAATCAAGAAAGAAATATGTTTTTAACATTGGCCAACCAAATGCCTATTAGAAATCACACGCTTGAACACGACGTTGCTTACAATCAAAGTTGGCTAAGTATTGTGGTTGAAACCTACAGCAGTGATAATGTGATTAGTCTAAGTGAAAAAATATTTAGATGTCTAGTTACACCTGTTCCTTGGGTTGCTTACGCTGGGAGATATACCATAGCAAAATTGCGTGAACTAGGATTTGATGTTATGGATGATATTGTGGATCACAGTTACGATCGATTGTTGGAAGCACAACACAAGATGTCAAACTTCACAGGCTGTGCGCAAAAAACAATTTCACATGTGAAAAACCTTCCCTGGCTGCAAGTAAGATCGCGATGCCAAGCAGCCGCATTTCATAACCAATGGTGGTTGGCCGAATTGTCACGTGTGTGGCAAGAGAATCAATCAGCATGGTTACAAAAACTCAGTCGAGATATTAGATAATGTGCGGTATACTATTTGTTGAAAGCCGGGATCCTATCCCACTGGAAAAGCATCTTGAAGCCTTGGAGATCTTGAAAAGTCGCGGTCCTGATTTTTCTTGCTATGAACATCGTGGCAACAAGTTCGTAGCCCAGTCAGTGCTACATATCACAGGCTCTGCAGACTTTTACAACAGAACCAGCACAGACTTTTTTGCCTACAACGGTGAAATATATGATTTCAAATGGCATGGCGGTTACAGCAATGATATTGAGTTGGCTTATCATGCGGCTCGTCGAGACCACAGACTATTTAAATTTTTTGAAGGTCCCTGGGCCTGGGTATACACCAACTTTGAAACCACCATGTATGCTAGTGATCCGCAAGGCGAACACTATCTGTATCGTTATCAAGACGACAACATTGTGATTGTGGCAAGCGAGGTTGCCCCTATATTGTGTTATATTGATGCTGTCAAAGTATCAGTGCCCTACAACAACAAGTGTTGGACCCTACAACACGAAACACCCTGGGCAGGCATTGAACGTCTTGAGCCAGGCCGACTATACTCCAATCACGTGGCCGCCAACAGCCTGGACAACATTTGGTCGTGGGTCAAGCCCAGAAGCAATTTAACATTTGATGATGCTTATCAAGAATTCAGTGCTGTCTGGGAACGAGCCATGCGTATTGCCCGACCCGATTGTGCTACAGCATTGAGTTATTCGGGTGGGCTAGATAGCAGTATTATCTTGCGTGACCTTAATCCCGCACAGTTAATAGCCATAAACATGACCGGTAAAGATCCCATAGCCGATCGAGTTAGAGATTTTTTGACACCAGCACAACAACAACAATTAACAGAGATATCAGTTGACTATGAACAGTATGCTCAGGAATATCTAGAACTAATACAACGTACTCGAATGCCCGTGCAGAGTTGGAGTTATGTGGGCAATTGGATAGTGGCCAAGGCCTGTACTCAACGGGTATTGTTTTCTGGACAGGCTGCCGACGAGTTATTTGGCGGGTACAGAGTTTATCAGACCATAGACTATACCACAGATCATAGTACCAGTCCATACAGTCTACACGTCGATCCTGCGATATGGCAGCAATGTTTAGCATTGTACGACAACGATCCACGGCAGGCAACATTGTTAGCCGACTACTGGTGTCAGATTGTTGGATCCGATGCACCCGGCAGTGATCGCATAGGTGGCTGTCACGGGATAGAAACACGCAAACCTTTTCAACTCAAGAGCGTGATGCAGTTTGCATTAAACCTACCTTGGGAATTCAAAGTAAATACAGTTACAAAACCTTTGATAAGAAAAAGATTCTTGGAGCGTTGGCCCGAGCACTTGCTATTGCCCAAAATGGGGTTTGCCGGACACGCCAATGATTCATTGCCTTGGCTGGGAGTCTCTATCAACCACACTGGTGATCGTCACCTTGATTGGCAACAGATAGCACAGAAAACTTTTTATAAATATGGATGATACTGTGACCAGTCAATCAACTGATCAAACCACTCAGGAGTGATTTTGATTCCTGGATGCGCGGCAAAATAGTTAACCATAATGCCAACTGCTTCAGGCTCGCCTGGAGTGACTGCTCGAGTACGTGAACTGTTGTACTCGTACCAGTACAGCCCATAAGGTGCATCAGCATCAGTCAGCCTAAACAAAAAATCCTGGTGATGTTCGGCGCCACACAATCTAGCAAACTGTTCAAATGTGTCCACTGGTTCGAGATCACTGTATAAATGCGCACGACTCACATGTGTAGAAACAAAAGCAGGCACCGTGCTTATTTCAGGTATGCGTTCTAAACACCGCAGTCTTGAATCTCCGTTGCCGGCCAAAAATATGCCGTTGCCTTGATCTTGTATTAACCAAGGTTTAACTATGCCTTGCTGGCGTATGTCCTGAATCCACATGTTGAGTTTGACCAAATTAGCAATATCATAAAAACAATGTGGGTCAGTCAAGAATGCATTTACACCTTGTGTGCGCATGTGATCATTGGCCCAAGCACACAAGTCTGCCAGTTTCTGATTGGTAGAAATGTTGTCAAATCTGGCCGCAGGATTCCAAAACAAACAATGCTGACCACCATGTGTGGCCTTAAATATTATGTCACTTGGGCCAGGATATCTAACCTGTTCTAAAGGATTGTTCCAATACATCACGTACTTATATGATAGAAATCTTTGGCCCAACATATCGCTACAATGGCGAGATCTTGACTGAACCTGAAATAATTTATGTCAATGATCATCACTACGATGACAATAATCATTGTTTTCACGTGAAAACTCTGTTAGAAAACAGCATCTGTAATCCTCAAAGTCACCTGGTGGTATTTGATCACGTCAATCACGACGACGAGTTATCCGATTACAATCTCTTGTGCATGCCTATATTCCTGGCTGCCGAAGCCAAAGAGTTTGAATCTAGAAACATACAACCCAACTGGAGCAACAAGACCAAAACGTTCAATTTCATGATCAACAAGCCCAGGCCCAACAGAGAATTCTTGCTGATGTTGATCAAACACTTTGCGTTAGATGATTATACACACTCGTTGTGCTGGAAGAAGATTGATATCAATCGTGCTAAAATGTTAAGCAATACCAACTGTGATTTATACAAACAAATCATAAACAATACCCAAGTTGATATTCCAGAAAAATCTTATGCATTTGGACATGAAACTTTCTTGGATCAAGGACTACAATACGGGCAGGTTAGGAACGGCGAAAACTATGCCGGATTGTTAAAAGACGCCTTGTTTGAACCCAGTTGTGTTAGTTTAATTACTGAGCCCAGTTTCTATGAACGTGAAACTCTCAAGACTGAAAAAACCATCATGGCCATTTATGGCGGCACATTGCCAATTTGGGTAGGTGGATGGGCCATACCTGAGAGCATGCGTCGCTTGGGGTTTGATGTGTTTGATGACATAGTGGATCACAGTTATGAACGCATGACAGATCCTTGGGACCGTGCCTACTACGCTGTGGAAAAGAATTTACATCTATTGCGTGACATTGACTGCACTAGAGAGTTCATACAAAATAATTTGCCAAGATTCCAACACAATCTTGATCTATTGCGGCGCAATGTGTTTATGGAAGATCTAGTTGAAAAAATCAATCTCTATGATCCAGCCACACAACGAGTACTCAGAGAAATATCTAGAGGCTTTAGATTTAGATTATTTGACGATTACAAGTTGTTGGGCGATATACTAGGCAATTCTGGTCCACCAATCAAAGAAACAAAACGTCTAGTTTAAGTTCTTTCTAGATAACGTAAAAATTTTTCCATGTCACCGTACATGGCGTACATGATGGCTTGTTGGCTTCCAAACAAGATCAGTTTAGGAGTCTTCCCTGCCTTGATATAGTAGGGACAGTCCAGTTTCCAATTCAAAGTCATTAACAAACCGGGACTCAATACCCTTGAGAAATCAAACACATGTTGTTCAATTGACAAAAATTTAAAAACGTCATACCCAGACATGCTCAATCTTAATCCTCCATCGTTGCGTGGATCTTGCCACCATGCTTTAAGCGCCAGTTCTAAACCAAGCCGGTCATCCTCGGGCAGTTGAGTCAACAGTTGTTGAGTGAGACGTTGTTTATCGGGCATCGGGGTATACTTGCGCCCCCTGCGTCAAGAGCACGACTGTGAATTTGTCGGTCTTGAATTGTGTGTTGAGTTTACGTGCCAGATTTTTGGCATGACCTGGATTGGAAAACGAAACTTTTTTGTACTTGGGTCCTGGATATTGAGTAAGCATGTTAGATGTTTTTAGGTTGATGGGTTTATAATCAAAAAATACTGCCCACACTCCCTCAGAGGCCAACACTTGTTCGGTCTTGTAAGTTGCTTTGTCAGTGTGTTCAATTAACACATTTGGCTTGGGTCTCGACATCGTTATCTCCGTAGTTTATTTATCCCAATAACTACGCGGTTTTGAAACTGCCACCATCTAATTCTATCGAAATTGTTTCTTCTTTTGGCTGTGTATTTCGTGTATGTAACGACTCTAAGGTGAGTAATAGTTTTGTAATATCACCGTGCAAGTCCTTGGCTTCACGCATGGTCATAACCAAATCACGTTGTCCACGTGATTCATGTGCTTTAATACTGTCAACAAAACGATTTATATGTAGACTCATAGCACAAAAGGTTCTAGGTTGGGCGGAGTCCATCCAACCGGCTTGAGCACTTTTCCATCTTCACGTTTGCGTACCCGACCTGTTTGTTGGTCGATCTTGGCAAAGTTAGTACTCATGACTTCTTTCCAGGCACCTTCGGCATCGGCACCAAGACTGTGGATAGCACCTATGGTCACAACCAGGATGTCAATCAGGGCGTCAAGGTCATCTGTTTTGGTTTTGCTGGCCACCAACTCATCAAATTCTTCTGAGATGAGATTGCAGTACAGTTGATATTGTGCTTCGTTGAACTCGCCTACTGTTTGTTCGCAGGCTCGCATGAATTTTTCTTGATCACGGAAAGGATTAGACACCGGCTTGTTCCTTGGTTTGGAATGGGCCTTGGTAGGCATAACGCTCCAGGGCAATAAGTTTAGGATGTTGTACCACTTGCCACTTGCGATGTTGCTTGACTCTGTACCAGCCAGCGGCAAACCAAGATTTAGATTTGTCTTCTCTAGTAAACAGCGGCAACTTATGTTTCACGTCCCAAAGTGGATTGAACACATCACCCGCAACTTCGTGACCATACACCATGTTTGGTGGCAGTGGTGTTACAGTTTCAGCCGGCTCGAATTGGATTTCAATCGCCTCTCGAGCCATCTTGATAGTTTTATAACTTACTACACTATCAAGAATTTTTATTGTACAGTTACCGTTCTCTTTTACTTCAAGTTGGCCAATCTTGCGATCATCCTTCTTGAGTATGTAATACTGATTGTCCACTATGGGTTTGGCCAATATCATCTAGCACTCCTTTATATGTTTCGTTGAGCCAGCGACCAAACTGTTCGGCCGCATCGCTACACTTGTTCAATTCGTACTTGCCGCAGAATTGCATGAATCTCACTCCCACCTGTCCCACATCACGATGACTGACTTGTTCACGTATGGCGGTGTCTATGGTTATCTTGATGTCGTCTGGTTGGGCGGTGAGGTCGATCAAGGTACAATTGCGTTCATAATCGTCTAGCACACGATGTTCTGCACCCTCATGGTCGGTCCAACGTTGCAACATCATGTTGTTCCAATTGTATCCGCGCCGGTCTCGGTCTCCAAAGGCCTCACGGAGACCAACTTTATTCTTTGTGCCTTTCTCACGTACTCCAGGATACGCACTGAATACGTTATCTGAGGAGTCACCACGCATACACTTCTCAAATAACAGCCAGGCTGGATCCGGGATCGTTTTTGGCTGTTTAGTTTTCTTATCATTGACAGGCTTACCTTTAGCATCAAATATGCCCTCCAGTGTTAACAGTTCATCGCTAATGCCATTGTATTGCGTGACATTGGCGGCGAGCAGTTGCACAAAATCAGAGTCTGAACTTACGATTGTGTGGTCATCTTGGGGGTGTAAAGCAATCCAACGTGCTATGATATCATCTGCTTCGGCAGTGGCACATCGGATGACGCTACAATTGGTTTTCGTAGCCAAGTATTTAGTCAGTTCGTCATAGGTCTCCCAAAACAGTCGGTCTTCTTCTGCTTCCTCTTCTGTCATTTTGCCCCGAGCCACAGCACGGTTGGCCTTGTAGGGCTTGTAGTAGTCTTTGCGCCACGAGCGACCTTCTAGTGCGAATACCACATGATCTGCTTCGAAGCGTCGGGCCATCTTGTTCACAGCCATTAGTGTGACATGTAGGGCAAAACCCAGTTTGGTCCAAGAGTCTGCGGCTCTGAATGCTCCGTGTCTAGCACGAAAAAACATGTTGGCAGTGTCAATCAGTACGTATTTCATTGGGCACAATCAAGTTGTTGTTGTAGATGTATTGTAACACATATTCAGCCCAAAAGCAATGGGCGTCAGCACCAAAATGATAACTTTTGGGGGTTACATACTCAAAACCGTTGTTTCTACACACAGCACTATAGGAATGATCAACAGAATATGGCTCAATATATGCCGTTCCCCATGCCCGATCATGGGGCAATTCGCTGAATGTACTGTGTCCGTTGAAGAACAGGTGCGGTATTTGGAGTTCGGTCAGTTCTTGATGGAATGCCCAAATTTGATCATGTGCTCTGCGTGTGGCTGTTTTCCAATCCACATCAATTACATACTGTCGATATCGATCTCGCAGTTCGGGAGGAACTATGTCCCATCCACTAGCGTTGACTTGATACCATATGCCTTTGTGAAACCACTCTTCTCGTTCCCAAGTTGACCATTGTATGATCATAAATGTATCGGCCAGTTTATCTGGGTTGTGTCGAATCCAATCACGTGTGGTGCGAATCATGCGATCATTGCTGGATGCTGATTCAGCATCGCAGTATAGTTCAACACCAAGATGCTTGGCCAATCCGGTACACCAACTCACTGCTAGGTTTGCCGGATGCGGTCTACGGTCTATGCCATTCCGGCCATCGTCTACAGCAAACACTTCATTGACAGCGGCCTCGGCAGCCGCAGTATGACTGCAACCATTCACATACAAGATCATCTTTGTAGCAGAACTTTTTCAGTCTCAGCAGCCACCACACGTTTGCGTAAACTTGAACTGGAGAACGAGTGATCTCTACTGTTAAATATATGTTCAATCTGCATGG